CTACTTCTACGGAGCCGAAAGTTGCTAACAAGTGGTGTGCTTACAATGCGTTTCAAGGAGCCGAGCAGCATTACATTAATGCTAAAGGTCGTGGTCATAACTGGTCACGGGATCGTGCGTTAGTTAAGGCTATCGATGGTAAAACACCGTTGGCTACTCAAGCGTTCAACTATTTAAGGGGGTAAATGATGAGTAGAAATCACAGAGAAGCAACAGCAACGATATTAGTAACAATAGAATACGATGTTGAGCAAACATTTGACACTGGTGTCTCTATACATGATATGCGTGACCATTGGGATGAATGGATAGAACTACCTGAAGGTTGTATGCCTAAAGAATGGGAGTATGTAGAGGTAGATATATCTAAGATTGAATGCGAAGGGGAAGAATGGTATAAATGGTAACTAAACTATTATTGGTCGGTGTTTTAGGATTCGTAGGGTCTTGTTACCCTACCTCTTCCACTGACAGAGTTCAGGTGCCTGTTATCACAGTGCCTACCTCGACAACGATAGTGTGGGAGGATACTGACTACGCTAAACACGTTGCCTCTAAACCTATAGAGGAGTGTCCTACATACGGTTCGTGTGACATACCGGAACATGAGTACATCGCTCATCTTCCTACGTTGCGTGAACTGGTGCAGTATTACTTTGAACCTGAAGATGTGCCTCTAATGTTACGCATCGCTTTCTGCGAGTCGTCTGCTAAACCGGATGATAAGTGGTCTGATGCTATCAACCCTAAGAGTGGAGCCACAGGCTGGTTTCAGCACATGCCCGATTGGTGGGAGGAACGCAGTTTTAAGGCTGGCTTTAGTGGCTGGTTGGCTGTTGAACCACGAGCCAATGTTGGTGTAGCCGCATGGCTTTACTATCACATGACTAGTAACAACAGGTGGGGAGGTGCATCACACTGGTACCCTTCAAGGCGTTGCTGGGGTGGTAAATAATATACCGGTATATGAAAGGATATAATGGGACAAGTACCCAACGGTGAGTTTCAAACACTCACAAGAGAACAATGGTTGCGCTTCAGAGATGAAGACGCACAACGTATAAAAGAAAGAGACAGGCAAAAGCGTGGCGAAAATATTAAAGAACTTTCCTAACACTAGGAAAACAGAAATGTATCCGTGGACTGAATGGTTCGACGGTACACCAAGACTCCTTGAAGAAGGAGTGGACTTCCGAGTACCCTACAATTCGTTCAGGGCATCCGCTCACCAAGCGGCTAAAAGACACGGATTGAAAGTGAGGGTTGCTAAACTAGACGATGGGTTAGCACTGCAGGCGTACAAGGAAACTTCTATATAGATCGGTGAGGGTCGGGGCAGGCACCTCTCTTCTTGCTCCCACCCTCACTCTTAACTGAGAGGAAACACATGAGTAAAATGAGTGACTTAGATATACAACTCAAAGAAATAGAAGCGAACATCGACGAACTGCAGACTGTGTGTCATGCATTATTAGGTGTTCTCTTACAAATCGTTACCCTTCTGGGTGACACAGCACACGACGATTCGTTTAGCAATTCTAAACTAATGCATGCGATGGGAACAATCAGAGACAACCTGACATTAGACCCTGATGCTGTAGAAAGCGACGACGATAATGTTGTTCCTCTATTTGACGGGGAGGAAGAGTAGTCTTGTCCGCCACCATGGCATGGCATGTAGAACCCGTTGGGTTCATTGTACATGGCATGCCATGGCATGGGTGGATAGTGTGCTAAGATAAAACAAATGACCGAAGCGACCAACACAGACGACAGGATAATTCTCCGACAATCATGGCTGGGACAACTAGCGATGTGTCCTGAAAGAGCCAGACAAGACATGCTCGGCATCTCACAATCAACCGAGTCATCCAACACTGCAATAGGTACAGCCGTACACTACGGCATCGAACAGTGTCTTATAGAGAAGATGGAAACCGGAGACCCGCTACCAAAATCAGAAACCATCTGCGCCTCAATAGAAGAATGGGTTCGCAAAGAACCAGAGATAGTCAGATGGAACCACAAGACAGACGAGTGTGTAAAAATAATAGAACTCAACACAACAGCATGGTGGGACGAAGTAATGCCAGACATCGACCCGATAGCAGTCGAACAGAAATTTGAACTCCCACTAGTAGTAGACCACAAGCCAGAGATCTGGTTACAAGGAACCATTGATTGTGTGCAATCTTTCCCACGTCCAATAGTTGATTGGAAAAATCCGGGTCGTAAACCATCAGATGATTGGGAGAAGAAACGGTGGTCAGTTCAAGCCGCCGCTTACACGTGGGCAGTTGCGGCGATGTCCGACAATAATCTGACTGAGCCTTTAGATTTTGAGTTCGTACACCTTGTCAAAGGTAAGGTGCATAGAACTACAGTGAACGTAGGACCAGCGGGGTGGGCGAGTCTGGTCGCTTTGGCTCGCTCCGCTGGCACACTCATATCCGCAGACTTACCCGTCTGGCCATTAAACATGGTCGGCTGGCATTGCGCCCCCAAATGGTGCGGCGCATGGTCTACTTGTAGAGGTAGATTTGCGGGACCAGATCCATGGAACCAACTATAGAAAGGCAGGTAGACCCATGGCAACAGCAAAAGCAGAGAACACATTCACTGTGTTCCGTAGACAGGTCGTACAGACCGGCAAATTTGAACCAGCGGAAGCGTCGTGTTCAGTCACAGTCACTCTCGCAGGTGATGAAGACCAAGAGGCAGTAGCCAACTTAATAGCCGAGTGGGGTACAACCTTAGAGATAGCCAACTATGAAGCGTTGGGTATCGGATATGAAATGACAGAATCAGGCGTGCGGAGGTTGGAAAAAAGTATTTCCCAATCTGATACGAATGATTCCGTGGCACCATCAACCAGCGGGAATCAAACCCCAGCGGCTCCCGTTATCGGAGGCAGCGGATTGGACTCAATCTGGCGTGATTTGATGGACAACAAAACACAGTGGTGGGATCCAAACTGGGAGAAGAAATTAGATCCTAACGCTAACTTCAATAAGAACGGTCCTGACTACAAACGTCGGGCTGATGGCAAGGGCATTTGGCTCACCAAAAAGGACGGTTCCTCCCTCGTCCCTGACTGGTTTGTCTGTCCATTCACAGGCAAAAGCGCTCAAGAACTTGCCGATATAGGCACGAGTATTCGAGCCTAATAGGAGTAAGAAAACGTGGATTCTCTTACACCTGAAGAGGTGGCCCGCCGTCTTTCCGTTGCCACGGATGGGGAGACGGTGGACACTTCTCTATCAGATAAACCTAAGACGTGGGCTTTAACCAACCAAGTCGTAGATAACCTAGTAGGTTTCATACGCAACCCATCCGAACGCTGGTACCTAGGGTTCCCCGAAATAGATCTAGCGTCAAGAGGGATAGGTAAAGGCGAAGTGTTAATGGTCGTTGGTCGATCACACACAGGTAAATCACAGATGCTACTTAACAGTATTGTGGTGAACCTGATCAACGACCCAGCAGCACATGTCGTCATCTTCTCAATGGATGAACCAAGAGAACTGGTAGCAATGAAACTATTCTGCCTACTCAAAGGACGCTCATCCACAGAAGTGGAAGAAGCAATCAAGAACAACGACAAGAACACAATACAAGAACTTGCTGAAGCATCCGAAAAGGAACTGTCACGCATAGCCATAATAGATGAGTCGTTACCATTATCCCGCATGGAAGAAGTAATGGAAGAAACCAGACAATGGTTCGGCACTAACCCCTCGTTCGTGATGCTCGACTACTTAGAACTATTACCCGGAGGTGAGTCCGATGCGACAGGAGTAACAACCAAAGCACAAGCAGTTAAACGCTGGGCTAAAACGCAACGAGTACCAGTCGGGCTAGTACACCAAGCAGGCAGAGGCTCCGGTGATAAAGGTAAAGCCGCAGGATTATATGCAGGTAGATACGGGGGTGAACAAGAAGCAATCTTCGTTATCGAAGTTTACCGACAACGAGACAGATACGACCTGTCACCGTGGGAAAAGAAATACCACACCGACTCAATCAACCTGAACCTGTGTAAAAATAAAAGAACAGCACGACTAATAGACCAAACCTATTACTTAGACCCATCAAGCGGACACATACATCCATACTGGGAGGAGTTGATACCCGATGCTCACTGAAGATTTTACAATAATTAAAAGACCAATAGCATTAGGGGCAGGCATATGGGTGCAACGATGGGTAGTGGAAAAAGAAGGCAGAGTATTAGAACTGTCCGACACTAAAGAAGAAGCAGAAACCTATGTAGCGACCAAAGTGGATAACTGGAGATCC